ACGAAAATTTTCTTATTAGACAATTACTCTTTGAGAACATGGTTCATTCCTATCACATAGTGAAAGGGCAAGTGTACCAATGGAATGGTTCTCTTCCTAGTGGACACTTATTAACTGCACTTGTGAATTGTATGACCAATCATTTAAATTTTAGATATTGTTGGATCCTTGCAGGTTTACCTATAGAGGATTTCTCCACTTCAGTGTCTCTTTTTGTAATGGGAGATGATAATATATTTTCCATTGCTCCAGTCTATCGAACTCATTTTAATGAAATGCTACTTGCAAATCTTATGAAGGAGTTAGGTATGACTTACACTACAGAATTTAAAGGAGAAGCAGTAGCTCCCTTCAGAACTATTACTGAACCTGAATTTCTAAAAAGGACATTTCAGTATGATCCTATTACTAATGAGTATGTAGCTCCACTAAGGTTAAGTGTTATTTTAGACATGCCTAATTGGACTCGCTCAGGAGGTATGAGGCAAGTTATAGCTGCTTCTAACCTCTCTACCGCCCATCTAGAACTCTCTCTGCATTCTAAAGAGTTGTATGAGGAGTACCACCCGAAATTCATTGCAATTAAAGAACAATTTTATGATGAAATTAATTTTTCTCATTCCATTTACTCTAACTACTACAATACTAGAAAGAAAATTCGCTCCAGTGTTGCTAGTTTTTGACTATCTGTATTGTTCTTCTTGTTACTTATGATTTCCCCGCATGTCTGGGGTTCAGACATCTTAGTTGTGGAAGTGCCACAATATGTAAATCAAGACTGTCAATGTGATCTTGCTAGTGTATATAAAAACCTTGGATCTAAAACACAAAGTAGTGCTATTGACTTTACGACGGGTGGTTTTTACCAATACTGCTCAAGGCCTATCGGAGGCAGCCCCTCCAACCCCCTAGAGCAACCAAGGCCCGGTGTCGGTTTCGAAGGTCGTCGACATCATCAGGGTAAAATGAATCTTGCTGAAAACGGAGGAGGGATCCTTAATATCCAAACTATACATGGCAGCAACACTGTTGTTGAATCTGCCGAACCCGCACAGGCTGCGACCACAACTTTCATTTCAGATGCAAGTGTGGTTCGAGCGGCCGAATCTCATTCCAAGGGTCCAACTCTTGGATTAGCTAAGAAATCTCAAGTATCAAATGTCGAAGATATAAAGAAATTTCTTGCAAAACCAGTTCCTATTCTTACTAGTACTTTTCAAAATAGCGATACAGTGTCGACTTTTACAAAGGTTGAGGCTCTAACTACTATTACAGCTAATCCTCTTATTGCTGATAAGCTTCGAGGGTTTGCTGGAATCAGAGCTACTATTGTGTTTCGCATCGTTGTTAACGGTAATCGTTTTCAACAAGGAAGGTATATGATGTGCTGGATTCCTATGGGAGGAGCTAGAACAAATGATACGAG